CGCGGTCTGCACCAGTGCGTTGTTGGCGTAGATGCCGACCGTCGAGCCGATGGCGCCGACGAGCACGATGTCGGTGACGGCGCCGGGTGTCACATCGACGCGGAATGAGCTGCTGGCCGTGGTCGCCGTGCCCGGCGAGTCGTCGAACAGCGCCCAGCGGTTCGTCGGCCCGATGCGCAGCCAGGCCGAGGCGTCGGCGGCCGGATCCTTGTTGAGGTTGCTGGCGATCAGCGACTCATAGACCGCATTGGATCGGATGACCCGGGCCGCCAGCGTGTAGGCGGTGGTCGACACCCAGGTCGGGTGCTCGGTCTCGGCGATGGTCGAGCTGACGAAGTTGGCGGCCGTGACCGGCTGAGGGATCAGGACTTGCATGGTCAGGCGGTGGTCAGGCCCTTGATGGAGATGGAGCCGACCGCCTTCTGGCCCTTCTTGGCCAGGCTCGCCTCGTCGAACCAGCCGTAGACGACGGTGCTGGCCTTGGCGTCATCGCCGACCCAGAACAGCGCCTTCGCGCGCAGGGCCGCCAGGATCGTCATCACCTGCGACATCGAGCCGATCGGCATGGTCAGCGGGAACTTCGCGCGCCGGCTGTAGCCGCGGCGGATCAGCTCCAGCGTGCCGTACTCGTCGAACGCGGCGGTGCTGTAGTCCTGAATCCCCAGGGACACCCCATAGGCCGTGTCACCGATGCTGGTCAGCGCACCCAGCGCGATCGTCCCGATGCGCACGGTGCCGGTGCCGGTCAGGGCCACGGTGTAGGTGCCAGCTGCGCCACCCAGGCCGGCGAACCGCACCGTCGCCCCCTCGCCGGCGATCGTCTCGGCCGGCACCGCCTGCGACACCTGCGCGCCGCCCGGCTTGGTGATGGTCACGGTCGAGCCGGCGACGCCCATCAGAATCACGTCGTTGACGGCACCGAGCGCGAGCTGCACGGTGATGCTGCTGGCCGCGCTGGTGCGGGTGCTCGGGCTGTCGTCGAACATGGACCACCTGTTCGTGGCGCCCACGTCCAGCCAGTTGGCCGGGTCGGTCTCCGGCGCGGCGGCGGTCGTGCCCGGGATGAGGCGCTCCCAGATCCGGTGATTGCGGATGCACCGCGCGCCCAGGGCGTAGGCAGTGACGGCCGACCATGCCGCGTGGTCGTTCTCCGCCACGCTCGACGAGGTGAGCACGGCGTCGGTGATGTCGTAGGGCACGAGGAGCTTCACGGCCTCAACCCGCCATCCGCTCTTTCAGTGCGTAGCCCATGAGCGGCCAGACCTTCGCCATGGCGTTTTCGCGGGCGATGCGCCGGCCGATCTCGGCGTTGAAGTTCTCGGGCGATGCGCAGGCGCTCTCGCCGGTGACGGTGAAACCGTTCTTCAGCACCAGCACGCAGAAGGTCAGCAGTTCCAGTGGGTGTGTGTTCCCGAGCTTCCCATCAACAGGGGCTCGGGTGAGCGTCTCACTCGCGTCTGCGCGCGCGCCATCCGAAGCCCGGAAGTAGTGCTCGCTGGCGATGTTGGCCTGCACGTCGGCCGGCGTGACGCGCGGCGCGACGTTGGCGCCGGCTGCGACGATGGCGGCTTCGATGATCTGGTCGGGATTGGTCATGCGGGTCCCTATTGAGTCTGGCGATCAGGCGGTTGCCCGGGTTGCGATGGCGTCGCCATCGGGGGTGACGCGCTCGAGCACGCGGGCGGTGCGTGCGGTCGAGTCGGCGACGGCCAGCCCGATCGACTGCTGCTGCTCGGTCAGCGCGGCGATGCGCCGACCCACCTCGGCCAGCTCGGAGCGCAGCGCCTCGATGTCCGCCGGCTGCAGCGTGGTCGCCGCCTGGGCCGCCGGCTGGGTGCTGGTGGCCTCGGTGGTGGCGGTCTGCACCGCCACGGTGGCCGCCGTCTCTGCGGTCTGGGTGGTCTCGGTGGCGGTCGCCGTGGTCGTGGTCTTGCCGCGCGACAGCGCCAGGGTCTGCTCGAGGCTCGCGGCCACGGCCGCCTGCTCGCGCACCAGCTCTTCGCGGCTGCCGGCGGTCTCGGCGGTCTTGTCCAGCAGCGCGCGCGACAGATCGGGCAGCGCCTCGAGCGCAGCGGCGTCGCCGGCGCGGGCCTGGGCGGTCTTGAGCGCGAACTGCGATTGCAGGCTGGCGGTGGTCGCGGTCTCGTCGCTGATCAGGCCGCGGATGCGCTTGATCTCGTCCTCGAGCGCGCTGCTCGCGTCGGCCACGCTCTCGGCCACCTCGGCGAACGCAGACGACAGCGGCAGCAGGCCGCCCAGCAGGCGCTGACCCGCCTCCGACGTGTCCTTGCTCGCGGACTCGACCAGCGCCTTGAACTGCGCCTTCGTGGCCGGCATCGCCACGCCCAGGCGCTTGAACTCGTCGGCCAGCCGGCCGGTCTTGGCGGCCTGCTGCTCGGTCTCGCTCAGGATGCTCGATTCGTAGTCCGACAGACCGGACGCCAGCTCATCCAGGCCGCCGGCTGCGTCGAGCATGGCGCGCGTCACGTCGGCCGCGCCCAGGCCGACCAGCTCCAGCGAGCGGCGCGCGTCGCGCAGGGTCTTGAAGGTGTCGGCGATGTCCTCCGCGCTGCCGTCGAGCGTCTCGACAATCTCGCTCAGGCCGGCGCGCAGGCCCTCTTCCGACTGAAGAATCGACTCGCGCACGATCTCCGCCGCCGCGTCGCCCTGGGTGTTGGCCACGTCCGCCAGCGCCACAGCGGCCACGCCGAGCCGGCGCAGGCGCCCGCCGGCTTCCTCGACGCCCGCAGAGACGCGGATGGCGGTCTGGTAGTAGCCCTCGCCGACCTTCTGCCATGCGGCGAGGCCAGGCAGGGCGGCCTCGGCGATGCGGTCGGACTCGGCGCCGATCACGGCCGACAGGCGCTCGCCGATCTCCTTGCCGCTCAGGCCCTTGAGGTCGATCTTGCCCAGGTTGACCGTGAAGCCGCGGATGCGGTTCTCGACATCCGCCAGCGGCGCACCCAGCGCACCGGCAGCCCCCGACAGGCTCGAGGCGATGTCACGGAACACCATGCCGAGCTGGCTCTCGGTGGTCGCGTCGGCCTCGGTCGTGGTGGTGCTGGTCTTCGCGCGCCGGAAGGTCTTCTTCTTCGTGACCTCGGCGAAGAACTGCGCATCGAGCGATCCGCTGTCCAGGATCTGCGCCATCGTCTGAGGCCCGGCCTGCAGACCCTGCGAATTGATGGTGGTCTTGGTGCCGAACAGCCCCCCAAGGAAGCTGATCCCGCCGCTCTTGCCTTCGGTGATGCCGGAGACGACGGACGAGAATGCACCGCCGCGCGAGATGAGAGCGCCGACGCCCGCGATGCTGCTCTCGATGTTGCGCAGGCTGGCCAGCATGCCGGCGCTGTGCTCCATCGTGATGCGGTTGACCTTGGTCAGCTCGGTCACGGCGTTGCCCAGGCTCTCGGATTGCGCGTCCTTGTCGCCCAGCACGGTGCCGGTGCCGGTGTTCTTGGGCGCGACGCTGCCGCCGCCCTTGCCGCCGCTCACCGCGAAGCCGAGCGCCGCCATCAGCGCGGTCATCGCGGCGATCCGGACGAATGCGCTATAGGGATCACCCTGCGCCTGACCCGCAACGCCGGCCGCGGCCGCCGCCTGACCTTTTTCCATCGATGCGGCGACCTCGGGGCCGACGCTGGCGACGGAGCTGGCGACGCTCGCCTCGTCACCCGCGACCTTGGCGCCCGTCACCATCGCGATGAGCCCGGTCTTTCGGGCGGCGGTCTGCACCGCCATCGCGATCTCATAGGCCCGGGCCGCCTTCTCCGCGGCGTCGAGGATCTTGTAGCCGGCGGTCTTCTCCTTCAGCAGTCCCTTCGCCGCGCCGGCCACGCTGGCATAGCCGGCGATCTGCGAGCGCAGGTGCTTGGCCTCGATCTGCGAGACCTGTTCAGCCGTCAGGCCCTCGGCCTGCTTGGCCTGGTTGTACAGGCGCTGCTGCTCGTTGAGCTGCTCGAAGCTCTTGACCAGCGCGGACATGCTCTGACTTGCCGCGCCGAAGCCATCGCCGATGTCGATCTTCAGCTCGGCGTTGATGAACTCGTTCGCCGCCTTCTGGCCCGGGGCCTGCCGCTGGTCGCGGGCCTTGTCGCGGGAGAGTTGCGCGATGCGCTCGGCCTGCTGGGCCAGAGAGTCGGCCTCAGCCGCCAGGCCGCTGCCGCGCAGCACGTCGATCTGGGCGCGCAGGCTCACCAGCGCATCCGCCGCGGCGCGCTCGGTGGCGCGGGCGGTGGCCTCGGCCTCGGCGCGGGCGCGCTGCATCGGGTCGGTGATCAGCTGCGCCATGCTGGCGGCGGTTTCGCCCTCGAGGGCGCGCACTCGCTCCACCGCCTGCTGCGTCGATGCCGCCCACTCCTGCATGAGCCGCTGCGACTCTTGCAGATCGCGGGCCTGCTGGCCGGCCAGTGCCACGGTGGGCAGGTCGGCGCGCTGGTCGCGCACGCGGTTGCGCTGGGCGCCCAGGTCGGTCAGCGTGGCCTGCTGCGTCACGCCGTCGGCCGCGTCCTTGACCTTGCGCCCCTTCTCGATCTCGATCCGGCGATTGATCAGCGCCTCTTCCTGGTCGAGCCGGCGGCGCTTGATGTCGATCTGCTGGGTCTCGTAGGCGTCGAGGGACAGCAGCCCCCGGGCGCGCTGCGACTCGAGCTGCTGCTGCTCCAGGTCCAGCAGGCGCATCAGCGATTCGCTCGCCGCCTTGGCCTCGGCCTCGGCCAGCCGGCGCTGAGCCTCGGGCATGGCGTCGGGCTTGGCGGTCTGGGGCTTGGTCGCGTACTTGTCGCGGATGAACTTCTCGTCTCGGGCCTGATCTGCGGTGCTCACGGCCTGGCCGGCGGCGGCAGCGGCGGCGACGTTGCGTCGGTATTCGGCCAGCTCCTTGTTCAGCGCGCCGACCTTGTCGCTCTGGCCCTGCAGCCGGTCGAGGTAGTCGCGCGCGGCCACGCCGTCAGCGTTGACCTTGGCGTCGCTGGCGGCTTTGTCTGCCGCCGCAGTCTGCGCTTTGCGTTGAGCCACGAGGGCGGCAGCCTCCGCCTCGGCCTCAGCCAGGTCGGCGCGCGCCTGCTCAAGCCCTCCGCCGACAGACTCGCCAAACAGGCCCTTCGGCCCGCCGCTGGCGACAAGCCTCCGTTGCTCCAGAACGCGCTTCTGTGCGTCGGCGATCTTCTTCTCGAGCGAGTCGGGGCGCCCGATGTCGAGCATCGCATCCCAGGCTTCGGACGCCGCATCCTTGATGCCCTTCCACGCCCGCTCGAGCAGGCCGACGTTCTCGGCGGCCGACTTGGCGCGCGACTCGAGCGCAGCGGCATAGGCGTTCTGGGCGAGCGCCGCGGCCTCGGCGGTGCGCCCCTGGTCCTGCAGCGCCTTGATCTCGGCATAGGTGGCGGCCGTCAGGAAATTGAGGCCGTCGTTCAGCTTCTTGACGGCATCGACCGGCGATCGCCCGAGTTCGGCGAACTTGGCGACTGTCTGCTCGGCCTCGATGCCGAGATTGCGCTCGGCAAGGATGGCGGCGGTGGCGAACTGCTGGATGCCGTCCGCGCCCACCTTGCCGGAGCTGACCAGCATGCCGATCACCTCGGCCGCCTTGCCCTGGGTGCCGGCCACCTGGTCGATGGCCGCGGCCATGCCCATCAGGTCGTCGATGGTCTGGCCGGAGGCGCCGCCGGTCGTGGCGAGCGCGTTGTTCAGGGCGGCCGCCTCGGCGCGCCCAGACTCGAACGCTGCGAACAGCAGGCCGCCGGCCGCCGCCGCGATCACGAAGGGGTTCGCCATGCCCAGCACATAGCCACCCACCACCCGCGCCATCGCGCCGACACCGCCGAAGGCGTCCTTGAGCTGCCCGCCCTGCTGGATGGCGACCATCCACACCGGCATGCCGGACGCGAGCGACACGGCCACGTCGGTCATCTGCATGGGCAAATTGCGCATGGCCTGGGCGTACTGCTTGGCGGACATGCCGGCCACGCCGTGCGCCTGTTCAAGCGTCTGCATCTCGGCACGCAGCCGTGCCACGCTGGCCTGGGTCGCTTGGTTGGCGACGGCCAGCTCCTGCTCGGAGAGCTTGCCCGACCGCGCCAGCCGGCCATAGGCCGCCGTCACCAGATCAATATCGCGCTGGATCGTGGCGAAGCTGCGCACGCCGATGATGTCGCGCGCCGCGTCGAGCGGGCGGGTGTTCTGCATCCGGCGCAGCGACTCGCCGAGCCGGTCCGCCTCCTGGGCAGCTTCGGCCATCGTGCGGCCGGCACCCTGAGCGGCCGAGCCGGTGCGCCCGAGCGCGCCAGCCGCGCCGGAGGCCGCGCCCGCGGCGCCGGTCAGCGACTGGCCTGCACGGTCAGCGCCGGAGGTGGCGCCGCCCAGGCCGCGCATCGCCTCGGTGGTGCGGTTGATCGCCTCGGCGGTCTTGTTCATCTCCGAGACGGCCTGTTCGGCGTCGGCGGAGAGCCTGAACTTCAGTTCGTCTTGGGTGCTCATCGCTTCTCGTCTCGCTGCTCGGCCCAGGCCTCAAGGGCCGCGCGCTCCATCTCCCGGATCGCCTCGAGGGCCTCGCGCCGCCGAGCCGGCCGGCGGTGCCGCCTGTCGATCAGGGCCAGCACCGCGCCGTAGTCCAGGCCGGTCGCGCCAGCGAATCCGACCCGCCATTGCGTCTGCACCGCGCACCACAGCCGCCACGTCTCGACGCAGTCCGGCCACAGGTGGTAGTCCTCGCGGCCGGCGTCAGGGCGCCGGATCGGGCCGTCGATGCGCAGACCTGCCGCCGCGAAGGCCCGGGCAATCCGGTCCTGCTGCTCGTCGGGCGCTTCGTCCTGGTCATCCCCGGCGGCGAAGCGCCCGCGAGCCATCAGGCCCGCCGCCGTGCTCAGTTTTTTGCCCGGCCCTCGGGCGTGGCGGACACGGCCAGCTTGTCGAGGTAGGCGCCCAGAATCAGGCGCTCCATGCCGACCAGCGACAGCATCACGTCGAGGGCCTCGACGCTGTACTCGGCCGGCTGATCCTGCTCGTCGAGCACCAGCCGCTGACCCGACCAGCCGCGCAGATGCGCCGCCAGGAAGTCGCGCGTGGTGACGGCGCTGCCCTCGGCCAGCACATCGCGGTATTCGGACACGTCGATCCGGTCGGCCGTGATGCGGAACCGCACATCGAGGGGGCGAGGGCCTTCCTCGTTGATGCGGCCGACCACGTCGAAGCCGAGCGTGTTCGAGACGACGAGACGGAATTTCTTCGTCATGCCGGCCCTCACAGCTGCACGAGGCGGAATTCGTCGTTGCCGGCGACCGGCAGGACGCGAGCCTCGAAGGACATCATGCGGATGCCCTCGCGGTTGCCGGGCTTGGCGCTGGTGCGCTGGATGCTCGGCAGGTGCAGCATCAGCTTGTTGCCCGCCGCCGTGCCGATCACGAAGCCCAGGCTGGTGGTGGTGTTGGCCACCATGTCAGCCATCGCGGTGACGGTCTGAGCGGCGGTCAGCTCCAGCTCATAGCTGACCTTGGACTCGCGGCCGTTGACCTCGCCGCCCTCGCGCGACAGCGTCGAGAAGAAGGAGGTCTTGACGCCGAGGTCCAGCTCCAGGCCGGTCGAGCTGATCGCCGTGCCGCCGGTCAGCACGCCCGTGGCGTAGGTGCAGCCCAGGGTGATGTCGGTGACGTTGGCCTTGTTGATCGTCGGCGGCACCTTCCAGGCCGTGAGCGTGGCGCTCGCGTTGGCGGTGGCGGTCGGCGGCACGTAGGAGCCGATGAACTCGAAGGTGAGCTTCGGCACCTCGCCGATCTTGGCCGACAGCTTCGCCGAGCCAACGGCGCCGAAGACCTTGTGCAAGACGTTGCCGTCGTAGAAATAGAACGTCAGCGTCTTGAAGCCAGTCGACACCGGGGTGATCTCGACGCGCGGCGGCGTGGTCAGCGAGGCCTCGGCGCAGGCGCAGCCCAGCAGCAGATCGCTCCACGGGGCGGAGGTGCCGGCGGTGCCGCTGCCTGCCGCTTCGCAGGTGAAACTGATCTTGCTGTAGTAGGTGCCGAGCAGCGCCGCGGAGGCGCCGAGCCACGGCATCGACAAGTTCCGCTCGATCAGGTTGGCCTCGATCGGGGTGATCTCGACATCGCCAACCTGAAGCACCGCGTCAGCAGCGCCGGTCGGCGTGGCGTCGGTTCCCGGCGTTGTCTCGACTTTGGCGAGCAGCAAAGCGTCTTTGATGTAACGCGGCATCAGTTTTCCTTCGCCGCGGCGGCCGCGGCATCAGGCAGCACGCGCTCGACCCAGGCGCCGGACTCGGCGTCCCAGGTCCAGGCGCCGCCGCCAGGAATCGGGGTGTTCTCGGGGGTGCGGCCGTGCTCGGCAGGCTTCTTGGGGGCGGTCACTCGACCAGCTCCCAGCCGGCGGCGGCCATGACCTCGACGGAGCCGGACGGCTGGTGCACCTGCGCGTAGCGCGTGGCGCCGTCCTCGTCGCGCAGCGACATCCAGACGCAGCCCTCGGCCAGCTCGTCGGCCGGCACGGTGGCCGCGGCAGAGGCCGCCGCAGGCTTGGTGGTGCGTGCGGTGGCCATGCGTCAGCCCGCCAGGATCGCGACGTGCTCGGGCTGCACGACCTTGAAGCCCCAGGCCAGGTGCAGCTCCCACTTGATCTGGCCATACTGGGCGATCTGCACCAGCAGGTAGGTCATGCCGCTCGTGTCCGAGATCGGCAGCATCGTCATCGTGGGGTTCTCCGGCATCAGCGGCGGGCGCATGACGCCCACGACGGCGTTGCGCTCGAAGCCGACGTTGGCCACGTAGTTGTTGCCCACGGTGGCCGCGACGCCCGACGCCAGCGCGGCACGCAGGCCGGGGCGGTTCAGGGTCAGCGAGCCCGGCGCCGACAGGCCGGAGCCCACGACGTAGCGGTTCGTGTCGCCCGCGAACGCCAGGACATCGCCCGGCAGCACGGTGCCGGTGCCGGTGGCCAGCGTCAGGCCGGTGGCGCCGGCGGCGGCGGTGCCGCTGGTGACGTAGCTGGCGCCGGTGCCCTTGACGTGCTGGCGGATGCCGGCCGACTCGGTGATGGCGAAGCCGAACTGGCGCTGCAGCTCACCCGTTCGGCGCTCGATGTCGCTGCCGGCCTGGTAGGCGTTCTGGATCACGCCGAGCTGGCGCAGGTTCAGACCGGCGCTGGTGTCGCACGCGAACTGCAGGTCAGCCAGCGGCGCGCCGTTGTCCTGCAGAACCTTGCGCAGCTGCGCCAGCTCGTTGATGGTCGAGCCGAACGGGGTGGTGCCGGCGGTGCCGATGAAGCGCGAGGCGCCGAGCTTGATCGCCAGCGCGGCGTCGGCCTCGGCCATGTTGCGCAGCGTGCGCATGCCCTGCTTGATGAGCTGGTCGGCCCATTCGGTGTTGGCGCCAGCGTTCTGCAGCGAGCGGATCTGCTCGCTGGTCAGCGTCCACGGCACCTTCTTGGAGGCGGTGATCTGGACCTTGATGCCTTCCGCGTTCAGGTCGGCGCCACCGCTGCCCGAGTCGGAGCCCGGGACGAAGTCCTCGGCGGCCCGGGTCGGCGCCACGGGCACGTCGACGCTGTCGCCGATCGCGACACCCTTGTCGTCGAAGTTGGTGTTGATGGAGCGGATCACGCCGAAGGGCTCGGCGGAAACGGTCTGCGCAGCGCTGTAGAGACGCGGCGCCAGGGCGGTGAGGTTGTTCGGCATTCAGGGGCCTCAGTCGGTGATCTGGTAGCCCGCCGCCATGGTCTCGGCTCGCTGCTTGGGGCGCAGCGCCGAGAACTCGGCCGACGAGATGGACTTCGCGGAACCACCACCGGGGCCGGTCGCCCCCTTGAACCCGCTGCCGCGCTCGACCGGCGCCGCCTCGACGTAGTCGGGGCGGGTCTTGGCGAACCACGCCACGCCGTCATCCAGCGGGACGAGGCGGCCGTCGTCGGTCTTGAAGAGCAGGTCGTCGCCCTCGGTCACGACGCGGGTGCCGATGAGCACCTTCACGTCGTCGGGGTTGCGGAACTTCTGGCCGCTCAGGGCCTTGCCGATCTGCACGTCGCGCAGCAGCTGCACGCGCGCGGCCTCGGCGCTTTCGGCGCGCTTCAGGGCCTCGGCGTGATCGCGCTCGAAGCGCTTCAGGCGCGCCTCGTACTGGCGGCCGGCCTCGGCCATGCCCTTGACGTCCGGCAGCTCCGACAGGTCGCTGTCCGGATCGATGCCCAGGCGCTCGGCCATGGCCTCGATCCGGCGCTGCGCCTGCGTCAGCTTCTCGGTCGTCTCGTTGAGCTTGGTGCGCTGCCCGACGCGGCCGTTGATGGACTCCTGCCGCGCGGCGTCACGCTGCGAGGTCAGCTCATCGAAGGCGGCCTGAATCTGGGCGATGTGGTCATCGGAGAGCGTCGCGCCCTTGATGGCCTGGAGGTCGATCGGCATGGGTTCCGGTGGTGGTGGGTTGGCCTCCGGGCCATCGCGGCCCCTCGGCAAGCGGGCGCCTCTCGCGCCCATGACCACCGCACGGTCTTCCCCTGTTGTGCGGTTTCACCGGACAAAACCGCACAACTGAATTCAACGATCGCTCTATGAGCGAGTTTTCCCAGGTTCGGCGCAAGTTCGCCTTCATCGCCGATGCCCTGGAGGGCTCGGGCGGTTTCGCGCCGAACGTGACTGTCCAGACCGACACCAACGGCGTGACCACCTACAGCCTCACGGGGCTGTGCGAGCTGGTGCGCCACCCACGCGAGCCGGCGAATCGGTACGCGGCGCGTGCGGCGCTGGCCTGCTACGAAAACCACCTGTCGAGCGCGGTCAGCCGATTCGTCGGCTTCCTGATGCGCCGACAGCCCGAGCGCGCCGGGGCGGATGCGGCCATGCCGGCGCTGCTGGCGCAGGACGCCGACATGCAGGGCAACAGCCTCGATGACTTCTGGCGCCACTTCGCGGTCGACGCTGTGGCGCGCGGGTCGATGCTGCTGGTCTTCGATCTGCCGTCCGAGCAGCCGGCCACGGCGGGCGAACAGATCCGCGCCCGCGCCGTGCCCTACATCCGCGCCGCGAAGCCGGAATCGGTGGCCGACTACAGGCTCGATCCCGACACCGGCCTGTTCGCCGACATCTCGCTCGAATCGGTCGAGGAGATCGACGGTAAGCAGCGCACCGCGCGGCGCCGCTACACCCGCGACGGCTGGCAGATCCTGGTGCGCGATGTCAGCGAGGCCGGCCAGCTCGGCGACTGGCGCGTGCACGACGAGGGCGCGCACACGCTCGGCCAGTGCCAAGTGCTCGCGCTGACCGAGGATGGCCGGCCCTTCCCGGTCATCGGCCGGTATGCGCAGGTGGCCGACCTGTCCCGGGGCATCTACAACGTGCGCTCCGAGATCCGCGAGATCCACCGTGCGCGCGGCTTCCCGCTGCTGGCCATGCAGACCCCGCCGGACTCCGACCCGATGGACGCCGGCGCGCTGCAGACCACCATCAGCGTGCACGGCATGCTGACCTACTCGGGCGAGCGGCCGGGCTATCTGTCGCCGGACACCGGGCCGGTCGAGTCGCTGATGGCCGAGGAGGCCGAGATGAAGGAGGCGATCGCCCGCATCACGGACGACGCCGCCATCACGTCAGCCGGGCAGGCGGAGAGCGGCGTGGCGCGCCGGATGCGATTCGACAGCCTGAACGCGAAGATCGCGCTGTTCGCCGGCCAGCTCCGCCGGCTCGAGCAACGCGTCTGGGAGCTGTACGCCCGCGCGACCGGTGCACCGGCCCGCGTCAGCGTGACCTGGCCGACCGACTACAACTTGGCCGACGTGGCGGGCGAGCTGGACATCCTTGCGCTGA